AACGCCTTAAAGAGGCTGTGCGCCCTGCTGAGGCGGAAATTAAGCGGTTCGTTGACGCATGTGACGAGCTGCGCGATGCGACACGTAAGCCGTTGACCGAATGGGAGGCCGAGCAGGAACGCATTAAGGCCGAAGAAGCCATGAACGCACTGCATGCCGAAGCGCTGGCCATGAATGAAGAGTTCGATCGGCAGCTGGCAGCTCGTATTGAGTCTGACCACGAAATGGCCCTCCTGATGAATGACGCTTTCGACCGTGAGCAGGCCGAGAAAAAAGCAGAAGCCGAGCGCCAGCGCATTGCCCGCGAAGAAGAGATCAAGCGCCAGGCAGAAGAGAAAGCGAAACGTGAGGCAGCAGAACAGGCACAGCGTGAAATTGACGCTGCAGCCGCCAGAGAGCGCGAAGCGATTTTGGCCAAAGAGCGAGCCGAGCGCGAACAGCGAGAAGCAGCTGAACGTGCTGAGCGTGAAAAGCAGGCCGCTGTGGAAGCAGAACGCCGCAAGGCACAGGAAGAAGCCGATCGCATCCGCCGCGAGGCAGAGCAACGCGAACTGGCCCGCCTGGCGGAGGAGAAGCGCAAGGCCGAAGAAGAATCGCGCCGCGCCGCTGATGTTGAACATCGCCGCGGAATAAATTCAGCAGCGGTACAGGCTCTTATCAATCAGGGCATCCCTCATGAATGGGCTAAAGCCTGCATCATTGCTGTAGCTCTCGGGAAAGTCCCGGCTACAACCATCAAATACTGAGGTGGTTATGAACGCATACCGCGCATACGACGTAATCGAAGAGCGTAAGTGGGCCGAGCAAACGCTCACCGAAGAGAAGCAAAAGTGGATTGACGATCGGGCGCAGGAAATTATCGACGCTCTGCCGAAAGAGCCGTCAGGCCTGTTCCGCTTCTCTGTACCGATGGACAAAAGCCCATACGAAGGCCTCCGCAGCGATGCAGCTGGCGAGGCATATAACGATCTCATCTCGGCAGTAGCTTACGCCCAGGCGGAATACGACTGGGACCACCGCACCGGCTGCCCGTTTTAACTTTGGGGAATAGCAATGGCTAACGAACTTGTGATTACAGCCAGCTCTCTTGCTGAGCGAGGCATTGACGGCGCCACCTGGAGCGCCCTCAAAAACAGTATTTACCCTGGCGCCAAAGACGAATCAGTAATGATGGCGCTGGACTACTGCCGGGCCAGAAACCTCGATCCGCTTCTGAAGCCCGTTCATCTGGTGCCAATGAGCGTTAAGGACTCGAAGTCGGGTAAAAGCGAGTGGCGCGATGTGGTTATGCCTGGCATCGGGCTTTATCGGATTCAAGCCGATCGCTCCGGTTCTTACGCTGGCGCAAAAGAACCAGAGTTCGGCCCGGACGTCACTCTGACGCTTACCGGTATTGAGGTGACTGTTCCTCAATGGTGCAAGTACACGGTCAGCAAGCGCATGCCGAGCGGGGAGATCGTCGAATTCAGTGCGAAAGAATACTGGGTTGAAAACTACGCCACCGCCGGCCGCGACACTACCGCGCCAAATGCTATGTGGAAAAAGCGCCCTTATGGCCAGCTGGCGAAGTGTGCCGAGGCTCAGGCTCTGCGTAAGGCATGGCCTGAAATTGGCCAGCAGCCCACTGCCGAAGAGATGGAAGGTAAAACGCTGGAAGTGGATGCGCGTGACGTGACGCCGCGCAGCACGACAGAGGCGCTTCCCCTGGTGGCCAGTGAGGAAACGTTGCAGGCAATTACTGACCTCCTGACGTCCATGAATAAGGACTGGGAACAGGACTTCCTGCCTCTGTGCAGCAACATCTTCAAGCGAGACATTTTCCAGGCATCACAGCTCACCGAAGAAGAAGCACAGAAAGGCTTTAGCTTCCTCCAGAAAAAAGCGCAGGTGGCAGCATGACACCAGAAATTATCCTTGCACGCACTGGCATTGATGTTACCGGCGTTGAACAGGGTGATGAATCCTGGCACCGCTTACGCCTTGGCGTGATCACCGCCTCGGAAGTCCATAACGTCATTTCGAAGCCTAGATCAGGCACCAAGTGGACTGACATGAAAATTTCTTATTTCCACACGCTGCTCGCAGAGGTTTGCACCGGCGCGGCGCCGGAAGTTAACGCCAAGGCGCTGGCCTGGGGGAAACAGTATGAGGCCGATGCTCGCACCCTGTTTGAGTTCACCACCGACGTGCAGGTAACCGAGTCGCCGATCCTTTTCCGTGACGAAGGCATGCGCACCGCCTGCTCACCGGACGGTCTGTGCAGTGATGGTCGCGGCCTTGAGCTGAAGTGCCCTTTCACCTCTCGCGACTTCATGAAATTCCGGCTTGGCGGCTTCGAGGCTATCAAATCCGCCTACATGGCCCAGGTGCAATTCAGCATGTGGGTAACCGGTAAGGATGCATGGTATTTCGCGAATTATGACCCTCGCATGAAGCGAGAAGGCATTCACCACGTGGTTGTTGAGCGCGACGACAAATACATGTCCGACTTCAACGAAATGGTGCCGGAGTTCATCAGCAAGATGGATGAATCGCTGTCGGAGATCGGTTTCACCTTCGGGGAGCAGTGGAAATGAAACATTACCGCGACGCCATAACCGTAGGAAAAGTGAAGTGTATGTACTCCGTCCTTCATCGTGGCTGGCTAATGCCATCTGGTGAAGTGGTAAGAAACCCGTTAAAGGCTCAAAGACTGGCCGAAGAGCTGGACACGAAAAGAGGTACGCAATGACTGATTATGGCGGATCGAAAACTCCAAAAAATGAACGTGACTACTGGCAAACACCGATTGAAATTTTCAACGCGCTCGACCGCGAGTTTGGCTTCTGGCTGGATGCTGCAGCCTCTGAGAGTAACGCGCTATGCGCTCACTATCTCACTGAGCTGGATGACTCGCTGAACAGCGAATGGACGTCATATGGGGCTATCTGGTGTAACCCACCCTATTCCGATATTGGGCCGTGGGTGGAAAAGGCAGCCGAGCAATCCCGGCAGCAGTCTCAGGCCGTAGTGATGCTGTTACCTGCTGACATCTCTACCGGCTGGTTTATTTCAGCCAGACAATCAGCTGATGAACTCAGACTCATAACCGGAGGTCGCGTTCAGTTTGTTCCGGCATCCGTTACAGGAAAGCGCAAGAGCAACCCCAAAGGCTCGCTCCTGTTTATCTGGCGCCCGTACATCACCACGCGACACATCATCACGACTGTATCGCTGGCTGAGTTAAAGCGGATCGGGAGTCTGGAGGCAGCATGACGCCAGAAGAAAAGGAAAACGCTCTCCGCGCCCAGGCTCGTCGCTGCGCAGAAGAGATAACCAAAGCGATGAGCGTAAAGCCTAAACCGAAGTGGAACGCTGTATGCCCCCCCATCCTTCGCAAGCACTACGAGAAGGTCCGGCCGATGGGTGTCAGTCTGGTGAAATTTGTCAGTGTTATTGGGCGGCTGAGCGGCCGCTACGGAGTGGAATCATGAGCAAATACCCAAGAGTCGGCAGTGTTGCCGCCAAAAGCAAAAACACCTCTGCCAAATGCAAGTGCGGTGCAGTTGCGAAGTTTAAAACCACGGTGGAAGTAAATGTTTTCCGTGGTGATGACGAAGTGGTCTGGTCTTGTAACGAGCACAAGAAAGACTGCTCATTTTTAGTCTGCGGCCAAGGAGGTGCAGCATGAGATTCTCCAAATTCACTGAGCTGGTAACCCGTATCTGGTCCAGCTCAACAACGCAGCGGCGCGACTCTGAGATTACCATCTCCATCCACTCGCCAGGCAGCATTGGTGCATCGCCATACGTTGCTGTCGAGGCTATTCATCCTGGCTTTGACTGGGACGCCGGGCAGGTGATGATCTACCCAGCCCAGCCGTTGACCACGCTGACGCCTGAGCAGGTGAACGATATCACCGAAAGCGTGCGCAAAGGCCAGTCCTGGCACGCCTATGAGGCTCACAAGAAGCACAAGGCCCAGCTGGAAAACGCTGCGCTTGAGCATGCGAAAGTCGCCGGGCAGCGCGACGAGTTGCTGGCAGCGCTCGAAGAGATGACCGATATCGTTAGCAAACATACCTACCCACAACCAGATAAGCCTAACTCTACATGGGGCCGGTTAGAGGTCGCCAAAGAAGTTATTTCCCGGATAAAGGGCGGTGCAGCATGAGCGAACAAACCATCCTCGACATGTGCTGTGGCTCCCGCATGTTCTGGTTCGATAAACAGGATGAGCGCGCTGTATTCAGTGATATCCGTGCTGAGCAGCACAAACTATGCGACGGGCGCAGCCTGGTTATCAGCCCGGACATTATCGCCGACTTCCGCGCGCTGCCGTTCGCTGACTCCTCTTTCCCGGTGGTGGTATTCGATCCACCTCATCTTGAGCGAGTGGGCGAAAACGCCTGGATGGGTAAGAAATACGGTCGCCTGAACAAAGACACCTGGCACGATGACCTGCGTGCGGGTTTCAAAGAAGCGTTCAGAGTACTGCGGCCACACGGCGTACTCATCTTCAAATGGAACGAAACCCAGATACCGGTGAGCCAGATACTGGCGCTGACCGACGAGAAGCCAGCCATCTGGCAACGAACAGGGAAAGCGGACAAAACGCACTGGGTAATTTTCGTGAAGGGGACTACAGCATGAGCGCAGAAATCATCGATCAGGCCAACGAGCTGGAAGAACTCCAGCGGGAAGCCGCAATTGCGAAATGCCGCATCAACCATAACGCAGTTTCGGCTACTCACTGCCGCGACTGCGGGGAAGAGATACCCGAGCGGCGCCGGGAACTTGTGGCGGGCTGTCAGCGCTGCGCTGATTGCCAAGAAGAAGAGGAATTACGCGGTAAGCATCGGAGGTGATATGGCATCTGACAAACCGATAACAGCACAGCAGGCCGCCGATTTGCTCATCGTGTCTGCGCGGGTGATCTACCGCCTGATTGAGTCTGGGGAGCTCGCCGGCCGCAAGGTCGGCAATAAGTACAGAACGACCGAGGCTGCGTGTATTGCATATTTGAAAACCCCGCGCGATCCTGTCATCGCGAACGCGGGTGAACATAAAGGAGAAGTTTTATGTCAATCACCCTCAGGGGCGGCGTGTGGCACTGTCATTTCTTTACGCCGTCAGGAGAAAGAGTTAGGCGATCTCTTGGCACGGGGGACAAAAAGCAGGCTCAGGAGCTCCACGACAAACTGAAGGCGGAAGCGTGGCGGGTTGACCAGATCGGCGACCTTCCCGTCAGAACCTTTGAAGAATGCTGTATCCGGTGGTTGCGGGAGAAAGACCATAAGCGATCGCTGGATGATGACAAAACCAAAATTGAGTTTTGGTTGCGGCATTTTTCCGGTCGTGATGTCTCGAAGATAAAGGCGGAGGAGGTTCACGAAGCTGTTAACGGGATGATCAACCGTAAGCATCTGCAGGTGTGGGAGAGTAAACGCGATGCCGCGCTGAGGAAAGGTAAGCCGGTTCCTGAATACAAACCACGGCAGGTTTCTCAGGCGACGAAGGCGCAACACCTTTCCTTCATTCGATCCCTTCTCAGGGCCGCGGCGAATGACTGGGGCTGGATAAAAACAGCCCCTGTTATCAAAACCCGCAAGCCGATCAGTAAGCGGATACGGTGGCTGACCAGAGAAGAAGCTGAGCGGTTGATCGAGTGCATGCCGGAGAGCATTAAGCCAGTGGTGATATTTGCACTGGCGACCGGCCTGCGCCGCTCAAACATCATCGGGCTTGAGTGGCAACAGGTCGATATGCAGAGAAAGGTTGCATGGGTAAATCCGGAGAACGCAAAAGCGGGCAAGGCGATTGGCGTAGCTCTGAATGATACCGCATGCAGGGTATTAAGGGATCAGATAGGGAAGCACTCCCGGTGGGTGTTCGTTCACACCACCGCAAGACATCGCCCGGATGGAACGCTGACGCCCGCGGTGAGAAAAATGCGGGTGGATGACAATAACGCCTGGCGCGCCGGTCTGAAAAAAGCGGGGATCGAGGATTTCCGTTTTCACGACCTCCGGCACACCTGGGCGAGCTGGCTGATTCAGTCCGGCGTCCCGCTTTCTGTTTTACAGGAAATGGGAGGATGGGAGAGCATCGAGATGGTACGTCGTTATGCTCACCTGGCGCCGAACCATTTGACCGAACACGCACGGAAAATTGACGCCATTTTTGGCGCTAGCGACACAAATACGACACAAGGAGGAAATCAGGCTGGTTTAAAACTGGCGTAAGTTACTGTTTCTTAATGGCACGCCCTACAGGATTCGAACCTGTGACCTACGGCTTAGAAGAAAGTAGAGCGTTAAATAACACACTGTAATCACACATGTTTTCCGCGTTCGCATCCGGTTTTGTGTCGTTTCGTGTCGTTTGAATACATCCCTGTCTTTATCGTGCATCCCTGTCACGCCACATCTACGACACAGCAACCACGAACTCTTCAACTCATCTACGGCAACTAAACAACCGCATTGTCCTGGCGCACATCGCAGATAGTAAACGTCACGACGCCGATGACAGTAACATCGCCCAGGGCTTCACCCTCGATCGCTTCGCCATCTTCGGTAATCAGTGACCTTCCTCTCAGCTTGGCAAGCTCCGTCCCGCCGCCGTGCTGTATAAGCAGTTGGCTACCCTGCTTTGGCTTCAGGGAGATATCCAGTACAACGTAACCGCCAGAACGCTCGAACAGGAGGGTGTTAGGCCCGACATTGCAGATCGTGTTAACGGACAGGCGCTGTTCTACGTAGTCCGTCGCGGGTGAAGGGAATCCCATTAGATCACCCTCCCCATGTTGGCCATCATCCACAAACGGTTTTCGCTATGGTAGGTGGTTTTGTCGACAAAGTACGTCTGCTCTCTAGATATCCACGCATTAGCCTCTGAGTCGGTAAAGTGCAGCCCACGCCGGCGCAGCGCTGACACAAAATCCTTTGTGTGCAGGTACTGAAAACCTTTGGAGTTGCGCAATACCGACTCGCGGAATGCCTGATTGATGTCTGACTGTCGATGCATGTCTTCACTCCGATAAATACTGTTGTTATATACAGTAGTTTTATTAGAATGGAAGGTCAAGCGGTTGACAATCAGTTGCCGTATTGTTCTCTGTAGTACGCTTTAATCGCAGCAATATCAGATACTGACTTCACTGCATCAAAGATGAGAATTTCTCCGTAGTTTACGTTATTCGCGGCAGTCGCCGCCAGGTTCATGGGGTAGTTTTGATACGTGATTGCGGATGCCCCGGTTACGGTCATGGTCGCGTCATTGACATACACCGTCTCAGTGTCAGTTACCGGGTCGTAGTTCACGATCACGAGGTCAATGCCTGTGGATAAGGCCACCCCTCCCTGCTGGGTTGATGACCCTGTTTTGTAATAGTAGAGCTTGTTATCTGTCTGTGCCTGTAACCGCAGATGGGGCCCCGCGATTAAAAAGGTAGCTTGTGTGGTGTTATCTCGCTTG